TTGTCTTTGAAAAGGATGGTGTCATCCGTCATATGCGTACAGACCAGTTCAAGGTCTTGCGTAACGACACATTCGATATTTCTAATGAGCAAACTAATTAAGTTCGTAGCCGTGGGCGATAACCACGGAGACCACATCGATGAGGATGTTGCCAAACAATTTTACAAGTTCCTAAAATGGTTCGACCCAGACGAGGTCATTCACTTAGGCGATAACTTCGATTTCCGTTCTATCCGCAGAGGTGCAGGACGCAAGGAAGAAGATGAATCTCTAGTCGCTGATGTCAAGGCTGGCAAGGAATTCATCACCCGTGTCCAACCTACTGTTTTCTTAAATGGAAATCACGATGACCGCCTAGACCAGATTATCAACGGCTCGACTAGCGGTATGATGGTAGACTACTGTCACGACCTCAAGAACGATATCCGCAGTCACCTAAAAAAGAACGGGTGCAAAAAGATTTACGATTACCACGCAGAGGAAGGCGTACACAGGTTAGGAAAGATTGCCTTTGTGCATGGCTATACCTGTGGAGTCCGTGCCGTGGAGGAACACGCTATCCATTATGCAGAGCCTCAAGGTGCTGTCATCATGGGTCACCTGCACTCTATCCAGCAGGTCAACGCTCGCAAGCACATGGGTGCTGTAGGCTTCTCTGGAGGTTGCCTATGTGGTAAGTCCCCCGACTACGCTAAGAACCGCCTAGCCACCAGCAAATGGGGGTCAGGCTGGACTTACGGGTTCACCCAAGGCAACGACTGGAAGGTGTGGCAAGCCCACCGTGTTGGCAAAGAATTCATCTACTCTATTAAAGGACTATGACACCTAAAGACCTCAAGGCTATGGAAAAACTGTTTGGGAAAGCAGTATGCGAAAAACCAGAAAAGGGTTTTTATACTCGCAGGGAAATCCAGAAACTCTGGAATCTTTCTGAGCCTATTATCTCCCGCAAATTAAATATTTGTCTTAAGAATAATCTTCTTGAAGTCCGTATGTACCGAGTGAAGTCTGGTATGGTAACCCGCCCAATCCCCCACTACCGAATCAAATGACTAAGTCTAACGACCAACTGCTTAAGGAATTCCTAGCCGACATCGATGAAGATATCGTAGTCGCAGATGGACTGCCTCACGCTTTCATTGGCTTGTGCCAGACGGAGGAAGGTACAGTCGCTGTGTACTCCACGGAGCGTATCATGGCTCACCTAATGGAGCAGGACATGATGGACTTCGATACTGCTGAAGAGTATATGCACTTCAACATTCTGAGTGCTAAAGCCCCTCAGCGGAATCCGATTTATGTGGATATCGTCCCAGAAGAATTCTGGAAATGAAGTTCGGAGATTATATCGGAAGCAAGATTGAAGACGGACTACTCAGAAAGGACTGGGGTTTCTTTGCTTTCCTCTTTTTTATGAGCATCCTCTTGGGCGTTCTTGTTGGGCTTGTCCTTGTAGATAGCGACAGCGATTCCAATCACAGACACACCTATCGACACTCCCACAACCCAAGTGAACCAAGTGGAATCGAATATCCAAGCGGATGCCATTGCAAGCATCCCGCCAGCCATGACAATTCCAGCGGACTTCTTAAAGGGTGTGAATGCCATTGCAAGTAAGCCAGCAACAAATATTGCTAACCCAGCGGTGCTGAACTGCCACAACACCTTTTGCTTGAACTCACCGTCAGCCCTAGCGTGAGCCTCCTGTATCTCAAAGTCCTTCTGCTCTACCATAGCGTATAGGGCTGTAGTCTCAGCATCGACCTTAGATGCCTCCTTCTTGTCCTTCTCTATAGCCTTAGAGTCGTTTTCTTTTAAGATGCGGGTGTACTCCTCAACCTTAGCCACGGAGGGCTTAGAAACCCCAGAAAGACGGGTCACTTGGGCTTCGACAAGTCCTCGTACATTTCCTTGAGCGAGGTTAGGAACGACAGCAGTAAGGGCAGAAGCGGAATCAGAGACAATAGATTCGACCTTGTCGATGTACTTGTCTTTCTCTTGGTTTTTCGTTTCAACGGGTATAGGGGATTGAGGGATGGTAGAACAACCGCAGAGGAATAGGGCTAGTAATGTATATCTCATTTAGTTTGTTTGATGAATTTACGCTTAACCCACTCAAAGATGTCTGGGGCTAAAGCACCAGTCGATGAATAGATAATCCCTTTGTACATAGCATCCATAGGAGCGTGGTTAATTCCAAAGTAAACTAGCGTACCAACGATAGCACCAGCCAGAGCCTTGCGTACCCAGATGATGGCTTGCCACTTCTCCTCCGTTATAATGAGCCTAGCAACAGCACCTAACGCTCCAAGGACAGCCACTATCCAGCCGCCCTTCTTGAAGTCTTCGGCTGTCTCAAGGAGACTAGGGTCTACAGGACTCACTTAGGCTCGTCCCTTTGGACTCTCCGTTTGGCTTGGTCAAGGTTTGTATAGATACCAACCATAGCCTTGCTAGGATTGTAGACCTTGAATTTATCTCCGCTAACCATGATTAGGTAGCCGACTGTATTCTTAAACACAGAGCCAACAGTTGTCTTTTCAGAGTTCCAGTCTCTCCAGCCTTCAGCGGGTTTGAACGGCATGGCAGACTTGCCTCTGACTTCTTGATAAGGAATGTTGCCGCCCGTGTAAGAAATGAAACTGCCTTCACCTTCGTACTCATTGACAGGAATCTTTACCATCTTCTTGTCTTTGTTCATTCTTAACTTGAAGTTACCCTGCTCGTCTTTCTCGTAGACAACCTTACCCTGTTCATCCTTTAGAGGGCGGGATGGGTCAGAGAGTTTGATAGGGCTGTTGTCACGCTTGTTAACAACCTCAGTTATGTGAGCGGTTCTATCAAAGAGAATCAACTTAGCAGGAGACTCATCTTCGTGCATGATAGAAGCGTCATAGCCACGGTGGTCGCTTCTGGTGGACTCCTTGAGAGGCTTAGAGATTTCAATAGCCGCATAAGCGTGACCCTCTGGGACATCCTTGATGATGTCTTCAGCCATAAGGTTGCCGAACACTCGCTCCATCTCAGCAATAGAAAATCCTCTCTTAGTGCCAGCCTTCTCAGCCGTCTTCTTAGAGCCAGCAAAGCCTGTGTGGAAGGAATCAATAAGATTCTGTCTAGCCTTCTCGCTCTTGAACACACCAGAGTTCTGCAATTGTCTTGCGATGTCTCTAGAGAACAAGGCTCTCTTTTCAAAGGTAATCTCATTCTCGTTAGAGCGAAGCAGGGCATCGTCAATGCGACTGACGAGGTCTGGCTTAGAAAGACCATCAAGACCTGTGAGTCCAAGTTCTTCCATTGCCGCAATTCTTAACGCTCTGACTAACTTCTCATCCTTGATGACACCGCTGTCGCTGAGGTGGGAGAAGATAGACATCACGCCTCTAGCACCATCAACAGAAGCAAATATCTTATCGTTACCAGCCTTGACCAGCATGATGTAGGTCTTGCCAGTCTTCTTGTTGTTTACAATAGCCTTGTTAGCAAGGTTGACTAGGAGGTTAGTCTCGCCTTCGCCAGAGAAGTTGCTCGCCCAAATCTTTTCTCCATTAGCAATGGCATAGAAGATACCGCCCTGTAAATCTACGAGAGCCTTATCGCCAACCGTGACTTGTCCAATCTTGGCAGAGTCTGGGGTGTGAGCAATGATGTTAGCGTCTTCAAGTCCTAAGCCCTTGTAAGTAGTTGTACGCACTAAGCGTCCAGACTGGAGACCTTCAAAGAGAAGACCAACGCTACTGGAGTTACTACCAATCTTGGCTCTTTCCTTTGGCTTGTACCAAGCGTTAGGGTCTATCTTGTTGCTGACAGTAATGCCAGCCCACTCAGCACCACTCTCTCCAGCATCACGCATACGCTGACGCTTTAGTTCAATTGCTTGTTGTGCCTGTTCACGATTAATTGGAACGCCTTGGTCTCCACGCTTCTGAATCCATCTGGTGTCACCGAAGATTTTTTCTCTTACCTTAACAGGGATTGCGAACTGGTTAACAATAGTACCGACAGCATCTTTTATACCCATTGCTCGCATTCTTTCTGCGGCTTCGGAGTAAAGAACATATGCAAAACCCTTGCCCCTGTATTCTGGAGCAATGTTAGCAGAGATGCCTCCGTTCTTGTCGAACTCAACATGACCCACATTTCTTGTCATTGTCTTTGACGAGTCGTGCATATTAACACGGATGACACCGTTTGCTTTGTTGATTACTTCTATGTGTTTCTTTTCAACAACATTTGGATTCTCGCTGGCATATCTTCCGATAAAACCAAACTTCCATCTGACACCTTGCTGGTCATAGACTTTGCCACCCTCGCCAGCCTCGGTAGGCTTGAACTTGATAGCAAGAGTGTCTTGAGAGCCGTAACCTAATTGTTTTTTGATTTCAGAATTAGCACCAAAATAATACGCATCAATGTCGGCTGGGTTTACTCCAAGTTTTTTAGCAACCTTAGACTTATATTCATAGACTTCAGCCATGCTGTTGAAGTGGTCAGAGTATCTGGTAGCAATGCTTAACTTGCCCCGTGCCTTTAATTCACCGTCAACAACTCTGGGCTTTTCATATCTTCCATACACAAGAGGTCTGTCATCATCGTACTGATATTTTTCAAACCACTCAGAATGCGTATAGCCTGTGTTATCATTTTCGGCAGGGTTCTTTGCAAGAATTCCTTTCTTTTGGTCATCAACCCAAAGACCAGAGTTTTTTAGTTCCCAGAGGTTCATCGCCTTTGTCTCTTGAATTTGAGGATAGTGACCGACATCTTCCCAGCCAACTAAGTCTGGGTTTGTCACATGACCTCTAGCATTTGGGTCTCCAGTTATTTCGGAGTTAGAAATCCACGGTCTACGAACAAGCATCCCCTCGCTATCCTTGTACTCAAACTGATTTTTCTTAGGCTTGTAGTAGTCGTCAGAGCCTTCGTATTGAACAGGCTTAAAGCGGGTGTCCTTCTTGGTCTTGTCAAAGCGGTCAGAGAGGGGAATCTCAACACCAGCGTCATCGTAGGTGAAGTCCTTGGCAGACTTAATCTGTTCTGGTCGGAAGACAACTACATGGTTGCCGTCTTGCATTCCGTCAAAGCCAACTCCTTCAAGCATTTCTGCCCGTTGTGCTCTATTTAGATACTTAAACAGATAATGCAAATCTACATTCTTTTTATCTACCTCAAAACGAGCCTTGCTTTCCATGCCGTCCCTGCTGACATAGTCACCGTGCTTACGGAGATAACTCACGATAAATTCTTTATTCTCTGGAGTTAATCTCTTAGTGCCTTCAAACACATCGTAAGGATTATTCATCTTCAAGTACACATCCATCACGGCAGGAGTGTGCTCACCTTCGCCAGTTAGTTTGTCTGACAACTTATTGTTAGTCATGCCAGCGTAGTTCTTTGCTTCACCTTCTTGGCTTGTGAAGAAGAAGTAACCAGCCTTGTCATCGCCAGCAGACGCTCTCTTTCCTGCCTCAGCGTCAAACTCTGTGAACTGCTTGTTAGTTCCGTGGTAGTAAACCGTGCGACCATAGCCAGCCTGTTCTGCTCGCCTTGCAACAGCCTCCCTAGGTTTGAAAGGTAAGTGCAGTTGTTTCCCGCCTTTGAGCACACGACCCGTTTCGTCTGAGCCACGGGGTACAAACTCTCCGTCAAACGAGGAATCAATGACCTTGATGTTGTCAGCCATGAAATCTTTAAAGACAACATAAACATTATCACGCTCACCACCATCGGCAAAACGCTTGAAGATAATACCATCGTGACCAGCGTCCATAGCCCTCTTCATGTGAGGACTGATGAAATGTTCATCGTATGAACGAGGGTCTACAACAACATAAGGATTATCCATACGGATAACATTACGCAGTTGCATTTTTTCTTTTGAATTCACATCTGGTAGCACGGTTTTGTCATCCATCTTCTCGACTTTCATCCAAGCATCTCTGACTTCTTTAGAAACGCTTTCAAGTTCTAGGTGAACAGCATCTTTATCAATTGTATGCAAGAAGGATTTGTAGAAAGCCTCTACTAGAGAAGGAGGATGTCCTTTGTTTGTTAAATATTCACGATACAAGTGTATGAAATTTTGTGCTACCTTGTACTGTTCTGTGTGAATATCAACATAGCCATTTTCATCAAGAAAAGCAGTAAGTCTTTTAAGTCTTCCCGCAGGACTTCTATCCGCTCCTGTGGCAACTCTTGCATACGCTTTTGATGTTCCCTGCGAGCCAGCAGAGAACGAACCCATACGGGAAGAAGGAATGTCGTAATGTGAACCTAACTTGTCAGCCGAATATAAACGAGCAAGCATCAGTTCCACATTGCCTGTGCCGTGTGTGGTGACTGCAACAAACGGTTTTCCAGTCTGAATCTTATCATCGTATTCACGGGCAAATAAACCTTCTAACAAACCGCTGTATTCATTTATTTTAGCAGTTTCTTGGACTAACTGAGCAAATCTTTCTGCCTTTTCTTGTCTAGACATACTAGCATACTCGTCCGACTTTAACTGTGCTAGAACAGGGTCTTGAATTGCATCGATATTTTGTTTCTTCCATAACTCAAGACTTTCTTCCGCTGCCATTAATTCTTTTGCTTTTGTTTTATATGCGTCTTCTCTCATTCCCCAACGGAATTGCTCATTCTGATGCTCTGGGTCGGCTTGAAGTCTTGCTATGGCTTTTTCTGAAACTTCTTTATATTCATTAAAAAGTAATTGTTCTTGTTTCCCGTATTCTGGGTTTCGTGCATCGCTGTCAAATATTGTAGCACCTTCTTTAAACGCAGGAGGCAACTTTTTTCCATTAATATGCCTCCATTGTTCATAAGACTCTGGAATGCCATGTTTAGTTCTTAACTCATCTATTTTTTTATCGTAATCATCTCTATCAAGCCATTTTTGTCTTTCAAACGCTTGGTCTTGTAGCGTCAGTTCACGCATTTGCTTGTTGTATTCTTCTCTTGTAAGTGCGTTCTTTTCAGACACCTTTTCAGCCAAAGCAAGAAGTTGCTCTGGATTGTCAACAGCCTCTAATGCTCTCTGATAGATATGTTCGTCTCTTGTCTGGCGAAGAAGGGTTCTCTTACCAACAAAATCTTTCATCTCATCTAAGGCAAACACATCGCCTAATTCAATAGCACGGAGTCTTTGCTCTCTGCTAAGAGGTTTGAACTGAGTAGCCTGTTTGCTTTGATGTGCAACATCTTTAGCAAGAGCCTCCTGCATATTGTCGTAGATAGAATTAGAGAACTTTTCACTAGCCTTAGCCGCTAGTTCCATGTTATCAAACGCACCAATTTTAAGACCACCAGATGTAAAGGCTCTGACAGTACCATCAGTATTCTTGATGAACTTGAACCCTGTGGCGTGTGTGATGATTTCTCCGTTGCCCGTCTTTTCAGACTTCATCTCAGAAGGCTTCCAGTTACGGCTTAGGAGTTTAAAGGCGTTATCGTGGTTGTAGTTATAACGCTCCGTACCGCTCACACGGAACGAGGAGATGCCATCGTTGTTGAAGGTGGTAACGCTGTGTCTGATGCCAAGGGGAATCTCAGCGATAGGTCTATTGATGTAAGAATCACCTTCGTTCTTAGCCATGCCTAGCATCTGATGTAGGGCATCTCTACGCTTGCTACCATTGCCGTCTGTCCAGAGTTCAGCAGAGGGTCTCTTGCTTGTGTCTGAGTCTGGCTTAGAAGCGTTCTCAAGGTATCTGAAGAAGTCCTGCTCCATCGAGCCACGGTTGCCTTGCCAGAGGTCTTGGATAGCAGAGTCCTTCCAGAGATTGTCTCCACGGGCTTCAATGACAGCCTTATCCAGAGTGTGGAACAGAGCGTGGAATGTGCCGTTCTGTCCGACCTTTAAATCAACTCCTAGCAAGATTGCTTTGCGGTGCTTGAACGAGACATCATCTCCAAATAGTCTAGGATATGAAGCATCTGTGATTTGTTCTGTCTTTCCGTGATAGCCGAACTCAGCGACATTAGACTGCTTGCCATCAATGATGTCGTAAGCCATCTTGAGTTTATTGACCCAAGCCCTGTTGACATGACCACTCTTAACGATGGCATCCATCTCAGCATCATTAAGTCTGCCGATGAAATTACCGTCACCATCGACAGCACGATTAGGGTTGATGCCCTTTAGAATCTTGTAGATTTCCTTGCCAGCAATAGCATTAGCCTTAGCCGCTTCTCGTCTGCTCAGACGCACAGCACGACCTGTGTTGTCAATTCTGTGGGTGTTTCTGATGCCGTTAGCATTGACATATTGAGCCTGTCCTTCTTGGCTTAGTCTGTTGATGTCAAAGTTCCCTCTATTCGTATCAGCCGTTGCACGGATGAAGTCACGATTGAAGTAGTCAAGAGAAGAGACACGGATACGCTTGCCGCCTTCTGTCTTGAAACCACCATCGATTTCACCTTCAGCAAGTTCACCAAATCTGAACTTAGGGTCTTTGGACTGGAATGTACGCTCCCAGAAATCAAGCCAGCCGTTCTTAGCACTATCCATTAGACCACGCATACCCTCAAGTTTACCGCCTCTGAAGAGGAAGTCTGGGGACTGTGCTCTGAGCCAATTCTGGAAGTAGTAAGCACCGAACTCTTCAACATACTGGTGAAGCGTAGCAATGGCTTCTGGAGAGATTGTTTTGCTTTCGCTCCCCATCTCAAACTCTTTAATGGCACTATTGAGTCTAGCGGACTCGTCCTTAAAGTCTTCTAACTTGTCGTTAGTTAAGTCAATGTATCTGCTGAAGAAGTCACGGAGTTCCCTTCGGTTGATAGAGCCAGCCTTAATTAGTTTTCCATCCTTATCGAATGTGCCAAGAAGGTCTTTAGAAAGGCGGTCAATAAAGTCTGGACGCAGGACGCTTTCCTTGAAAATAGCGTGGAAGAGTTCGTGAGCCGCACCGTCCTTGCTGAGATTATCAAGGCTCAAGTGAACCTCAATAGCACCAGTAGCGTCACGCTTGAGAACAAAGCCTTCGTTGCCAGCGTACATACGGGCGGTAGGCTGGTCATCGTTGGCAGTCAGTCTGCGAGGTCTGAGGTTGCCGTCTTTGTCAAGGTAACCATCAGCCGCCAACTTGTTACGGAGCATACGACCTCTGTCATTAAGCACTCCGTCCTTACCTGTGTTATCCTTTAAGAATGTCTCATGCAGTTTTCTTGCACCAGCAATATCACCAGTTGCAAACAAGTCATTAACACGGGCTGTGGACATCTCAGCATAGTTGATGTCTCCGTAGTATTCAGAAAGTTTCTTGCCAGCAATGCGAGCCTTCTTGGGTTCAATGACACCAGCCACAGGTCTGGTCTTTCTGCCTTCCCAAATCTTACGCTGGTGAGCATCGGCTTCTGCCAATGTCTTTGCGTCAGCCTTGTCTGTCCATTGCTTGTATTCATCTTTAACTGATTCTAAATGCTTAATTCTATCGGTAAGTTCGGTGACCTTTTCTCCTGTTGCGGTTGAAAGTTGTCTTCTTAATTCACCAGTATTGTTTTCTAGGTTAGATGGGTCAAAATACTCGTAGTTTCTATCAAGCCATTCTTTAAAGTTCTTGTTGTTAACCCTGTCAGCGTACTCGATTCCGTTAGCCTTAAGGAACTCTGGGTCTCCGTGATTCTTGATAGCCTCCAGCATCACTTTCTTCTGCTCGCCATCGAGACGGAAGAACGCTTTACGCAAAGCGTGGTCTTGAGGAAGCGATGCCAGATGCTTCATAAAGCCGTCTGGGTCTCCAGCAAACTGGTCACCTACTTGAGAGAGGAATCCAAGAGCACGACCTCTGACTCTTCGGTCTTGTCCTAATTCCTTAAACTTGACATTTGCTTCAGCAAGTCTGCCAGTAGTAATGTCATAGCCTTCACCCTTGAGCCAGTTAACATGGTCAGCCGTAGAGCGAATGAAGAACTTTGAGTTAGGAGCAACCTTGTCAATGCCAGCGATGATACCATCAATATGAGCAATGTACGACCTGTCTCCAGATGATTCAGCGTACTTAACTAGGGCTTCAAAAGCAGTAGCCTTATCTGGGTCAACTACCTTTAATCCTTCAATGACCATCTTACGCTGGATAGCGACACGCTCAAAAAGTGTTCCATTGGTTACATCAGCAACCACTTTGCCAGCAGTAGCACCAACGCCACCAAGAGCAATACCAGCACCAAGTCCGTGAGCAAAACCTTCTTCACCACCAGAGAGGTAACCAAGCGTACCACCAATGAAAGCCCCATGAGCCGCACCTTGAGTGACAGCCGCACTATAGGTAAACATAGGGTCAACAGCGTCAAGAACCCTCAGTAGCCCCTTAGCATGACCAGAAAGATTAGGAGTGTTTTCAAGGGCTTCCCTAGCCCAAGAGTTAATGCCACGACCAAACTGTCTATTCTTAAGCATGGTCTCACCGACAGCACTAATGGCTTCACCGAAACCACCAGCCGCACCAGCAACAACACGGGTCTCAGCAATAGCACTAACATACGGAATAGTATGACCAGCAAATCCAGCCGCAGTCATAGGAAGTCCGCTAAGTTTAAGAGTCTTGCCAATGTCTTCAGCCGCCATGCCTGTGGTAGCCGCAATAGCACTAGCACCACGCTCAATGCCAAAATCGATTGTATTTCTGACAGCACCACCTAGGAACTCAACGGGAGCACCAACGCCCCACTTAAGCGTTCCACCAATAATTCCATTCTTAATTGCTGCCGCCTTAGCACCAGCAAGCATCATCTTTTCTCCAAGACCAACGGCTCTCATGCCAGCAGAGGCAACTTGACCAAAAGGAATAAAAAGAGTAGGGTCAGCAATGTAAGAAGCGGCTTGAACGACTTCAGCGTTAATGGAATCCTTGTCCATAACTAAAGTTGTTTTTCCAGTCATCAATTCTTCAGAATGACGATTGAAAGCAAGAGCCTCCATGTATTGATTATATCTTTCTTCCTTTGAGCCAGTTCCGCTTAGAAAGTTTTTAAATCTAAATAACTTGCTGGTAGGGTCAGCAGATTGAGCCGCCATGCCATAGAAGTTTCTTGTACCTTGAGCAAAGCCCTCAACCACATTAGCAGGAGTCTTTGACATCACATCAAATGGATGGTCTACAACTGCACCAACGGCACG